CTCGATGCGGTATCGGCCCCGCCTCGTGTCGGGGTCACCTTCGATCTCGAATGCGGCGCCGTCCCACTCGATCCGGTCAGTGCTATGGACTGGGACGGTGGGGATCGCGCCGGACACCCTGAACTTCACGACCTGCGTTTCGCGTTCGTGGTCGGTGAGGTCTTCAGCGGCGACCTGCTGGACGTTCACGCCAGGCCATTCGGTCCGGCTGGTCACTGTGACCGGTACGCCGTCACCATCGGGCGCCCCGTTCACCACCCGGACGATGGTGACCTTGTCGTCGTGAAGGATGCGTGGTGGTCTCATACCCGATCACCTGCCGCGTTGATCCGGTACTTATCGACGACCTCAGCCCAGAGGCTCGTGGTGCCACCGGATTGCAGGAACGCCGTGTTGAACTGCACGGTCTCCGAGCCCGTGGTGACAGACTGGACAGCAGCGGATGCCGCATCGAGGCCGATCCCTGCGGCGTCAAGGACAACGTCCTGCACGTCTTGTGGGGGCTCCTCCCACCCGGCAGTGAAGGCGACGTGGATGTTCTCCACGCCGACCGGCCACCCGTCCGCTCGGATCAGCTGCCCGGTGCGCGGGGCGACAGTGAAGCCCGCGAATGGGATGCCATCAATATCGACATCCACCAGGGTGGGGTCGATTTGCATGGCGGGGAGGCGCAGGATCGTGGACCCGTTTCCGGAGAGCGTGGTCGTGTATGCGCTCGTGGTGACCAGCCAGTTCACGGCACCCCGGAACCGGTCCGACGCACGCCGCAACGCACGCAACGCCGCCTTGTCGTCAACGCCAACACCGGCCAAGTCCGAGAACTCCTCCGGGTCGGCGAGGTACTTGCCCTTGTCCCAGGCCATGACCTACGACTCCTTGAGTAGCTCGATCAACTCCGCCTTCGTCAGCCCGTCCACGTCGGCAGCGTCGAGACCCTGAGTGAGGGCATAACGCATCCAGTCGGCCTTCGACGCAGCCACAGCGGGCCGGTCGCCGGTCAGGACGGTGCTGGTGGACAGCGGGGCCGGGTTCTGCGGCTTCACGACGGGGGCGTGCTGCGGTGCTGCACCCTTCACGGCACCACTGGTAGGCAGCCCGAGACGCTGCGCGTCATCCGGGGTATACCGGACACCGTTGTAAATGATCATGCTCATGAGAGCCGTCCCTCCGTACTTCAAATCCGGCATGGAAAAGGGGGACACCACCCAAACCATGACTGGTCGAGTGGTGCCCCCCTCACGAGGTGCGGGTCAAGCGCCCTTGATGTCCACGATGGCCAGCTTCGCCGCGTTGCGGATCAACTGCATGGCGCGCTTCTCAGCACGGATGTACACCAGGTTGCGCTGCGCGTAGTCCTTGTGCTGGTTGAACGCGGTCACCGACAGTGCTTCACGGTCCAGCAGCTGGATCGTGGAGAAGTCGCCAACGAGGACAGTGCCCACCGGGATCGCCTGGGACACGATGCGCTCATACCCCCACGCCTGCGGGGTGCCTGCGGAGAACGGACCGGCGCCAAGGTAGCGCCCGTCGGCATCCTTGAGCAGATCCCAGGCCTCGTCGTCCTCCGGGTTCAGGAGGAAGCCACGGATCTGGGCGCCACTGGTGGTGCGCAGCTTCGTGATGGCCTTACGCATCGAGGTGGGCGCGTCCACGGCGAAGTCCTGCTGGAGGACGCCGGTGGTGTTGAACACGCCACGGGGGATCCCGTTGGTGCCCGACCCGTTCAGGAGGACTTCCTCGGTGAGGATGTCCAGGTTCTCCGTGAGGGTCGAGTTGATCAGCGTGGAGATCACGCCGTCGTCTGCGAGTTCCTGGTTGGTAACCTCCATGCCGTCGGCGTAGGTGTACACCGAGGCGTTGGCGACCTGGGTCCCCAGGGTAGACAGGGGCTTCAGGCCACCGGCGGCGTCCGTGCCGGTGGTGGTCTTGGCCTCAGCGACGATGGCCGCGTTGCTGGTCTTGGAGATCACCTGGCGGTACTCGATGAACTGCGAGTCCGTGGTGCCGTGCGTGATGACGTCGAGGACCGTGCGCGGAGGACGGTAGACGAGATCCTCAACGCCGGGGAGGCGGGTCGGAGCAAGGTCACCGTTGTTGACCGTGTTCAGGGGCGCCGGGTCGGCCTTGAAGGCGCGGCGGCCACGCTGGCCAAGAGCCTTGGCCTCCACTCGGATGGGGGTGCCGTCCGAGATCCCGGACCGGTTCGAGGCGCGGAAGGACTTCATGGCCTCCGAGCCGGTGAACGCTTCACCGAGGGTTGCCGGGGCGGCCTTGCGCACGCCGGGAGCATCCTCCTGAGAAGACTGCTCACTGAAACCAGCCAGAGCCTTCAACGAAGCGGCAGCCTGCTCGTCGCGCTCGATCTGCGCGGTGAGATCGGCATGTTCCTTCGCCACGGCATCGACACGCTCGTACTCCTCGTCGGTGAGGGTGCCGTCCTGAGCCTTCGCGGTAAGGTCGCGGGCCTCAGAGGCCAGCGCCTGGAGCTTCTGCTTGCGGTCCATGAGGGGTCCGCCTTTCTGTTAGTTGGTGGCGGCGGCCAGCAGCCGCGCCTTGATGTCGCTGGCGCTGGCGCGTTCAACGACTGGTTCCTGGGATGGTTCTGGGGTTGACGAGGACTTCTCCGCGCCACTTGATGCGGGGCCGTCCTCGTCGCCGTCGTCCTCGTCATCGCCCTCAGCGGCCTTCGCCTTGTCGATGACCTCACCAAGCCGGTCGTAGGCGTCCTGGATGGCTTCGAGGTTCGGTTTCGAGAGGACACGGCCTGCCTTGGCGACCTGTCGTGCCTTCACGGCCAGCAGTTCCGTGTCAGGGTTGGCGCCCTTGAAGCACGGGCCAGCCTCCCAGAGATCCACGGACTTGATGCGCATCGGACCGAACAGGTCGGCGATGTCATCACCGGACTTCTCCACCGGCTCCGAATCCGTGACGATTCCCGACCAGGAGAACTCGCGGATCAGACCGTCACGCATGAGCTGGTGAACACGCGCCGCCTTCGGATGATTCAGGTCGAGGAGGCCTTTGATACGAAGACCCTGATCGGTCTCCTCAGCCGAGACGATCTTCCCGATGATCGAATCCGGGTCGGTGAGGTCGTGGGACCACACCACGGGAATGGGTGCGCCCTTCACCGACCAGTCGGCCAACGTTTCCCGGAAGGCACCCTTCTCGACGATGTCCCCGTAGGAATCGGTATTACCGAACACGGACACCAGCGCCTCGAACTCGCCAGTACCAGCCGGGTCCGAGGCTGCCGGGTCGACTGCCTTCATGGTGATGGTGGTCGGCGCTGACTTCGCAACCTCCACACGGTCAAGTGTCTGGACCATCACAGCCCTCCTATTACTGGTTGTCTTCGATGCCCTCAGCCGTGTCGTCGCCATGGCCGGGGTTCAGTGCGTTCTGATCCCCGGAATCCGTGGGTGACGCTTGCCCGCCCTCCACCACGTTCAGGGGCACAATCAGCTCGTCAGTGCCCTCAAGGTGGGGGAGGTTCATGCGTGCTCGCGCCTCAGCGGCCGTCATCACGGGTCGGCCGGTCACGGTCTGCAAATAGCGGGCCTGCTCGAGGAGGCTGCCCGCAAGAACAGCCTCACGGTTCGCTTCGATGTATGTGTTCTCGCCTGCACCGACGGCATCCAGTAGGCCGCCCGCGTTGATCGCGTCCTGAAGGTCGGTGATGACGGGGCCGAGTACCGGTCCGTAGAGCATCTGCCGGAACGCGTCCACATTGGAGAACGTGGCTTCCCTGGCTCCCACCAACTCGGGCGGGATGTGGAAGGCGGAGGCGACCTCAGCGTCGGTGAGCTTGCGGCCCTCGATGTCGTTGGCATCCGACGGGCTAATCCCGTCAAACTGCTCGTACTCCATGCCATGCTCGAGGATCGGTGTTGACCCATCCACAGCACCAGCCTTAAACCGGTCCCAGGCCTGTAGGAAGCGTTCCCGGTTCTCGTCCGACCACCTGGGAGCCTCGGCCGGTCGCTTCAGAAGGCCAGCCACTTTGGGCCGGTCGGCCCACTGTCTGGTACGCCAGTCCACGGCCTTGCGCTGCTCGTCGAGGATCGCCGACAACGTGAACATGGGGGACACGCCGCCCGCCTTCGTCGGGTGCCACCCGTCAGTCCAGATCTTCGGCCAATCCGTCACGTCGATGTCATCAACGCCCTCCGGGGCCTTGATGATGATCTTGTACGGCTGACCGAGATAATCGGAGCGAGTGTCAATCAACGCCGGGGGAATCCGGATCAACGCCTTATCCTTCGGCCCATACAAAGCCAAGCACTGATCAAACATCATCAGGTCAGTCACCAGAGCACGGATAAGGTGCGTCCTGGTCCTGAGCTTCGAAGGCCTCGCGAGAATGCGTTCCGCTGGGCTTCCAGAAACCCTTTGCCTGTCGGTGTCATCGACCCTCTTATAGGCGTGCCAGGGGATCATGCCGATCTGTCTGGCGACGTAGGAGACGACCTTGCGCAGGGACGGCTGGGTCTTCCACAGCGTCAGCGGGTTCGTGGGCTCCGCCGTGTACTCGACGAGTGGTCGGCCGGGGTCTGCGACGCGGATGCTGTCACCCCACGTGGAAGCCGTCGGATACCCGCCACCGATCACCACCGCATCACCTGCGGTACTAATGAGGCTCGTCATGCTGGAACCTCCTGCACAAGATGGATAGAGCGACGCGGCACGATCAGCGCACCAGCAACCTTCACCGGCTCACTCACCGCGACCGGCTGAACCGTAACCTCGACCAGCCGGTACGCCCACCAGCCCCACGACCAGACCAGGCGCCCGGACACGGTCGTTTCATCTGTAAGAGTCACCCTGTACACACGCTTGTGCTTCATGCCGTGCCTCCCTTGCCCTTGTGTCAGATGAACGCGATCCCTGCGCTGTCGTCAGCCCATGGCCGCTCTTTCGCCATGGCCTCACTGGCGGCGTTCACCAGTGCCGCGATCCCGTCGATCTTGTCGCCTGAGTTCTTCTTGTCCGGCTTCACGTTCCCCGCCGGATCCATGGCCACCGCCAGGTTGTCCACCATCCACCGGATGACCGGGTTGCCGCCGTGTCGGATCATTTCCGCGCCACGCTTCCCCTGCGCGGCCAGGCGCTTGATCTCCTTCAAAGCGGGGGACAGCGTACGGTACCCCTGCTGAACCTTCACCAGCGGCACACCGTCGTCATAGAGCTGGTTCGCCAGATGCGTCGCGTTCCACATGTCCAGCCCCAGTGACTGCACCTCGAACATGTCCATGTCATCGAGGATCGTCGCCCGAATGAACTCGTAGTCGGTGACATCGCCGGGTGTCAGCCTGAGCCAGCCCTGATCGACCCACGCCTGCGCTGCGCCCGCCGTGCGCTTGTTGTAGTCGTCCAGCTTCGCCTCAGGTCCCCACACGCGCCACAACGCGTCATACCCCGGGCCGTGATCCCTCGGGAACAGCCAGCACAGGGCGGTCATGTCGGAGACCGAGCCAAGATCCAATCCGCCGTACGCGGCCCGACCCAGCATGTCCGCGTCGCGCAACCTCGTACCAGCGTTGCGATCCCACTCCGTCAACGTCAGATACGCGGTCGTCTGCTTCGTTCGCATCCCAACGTGCAGGCGCTTGAACGAGGCCAGCTCGGCGGGGGAGTTCTTCGCCTTGTTCGCGGCCTGCTCCATGAACGCTCGCGTCGGCGAGATCGGGTAGCCAGGGTTCGCTTTAGGCCAGTTCTTCGGGTCTAGAGGGTCCTCTGAATCCGGCAGCCCGAAGACCACACCGAACGTCGTGGGATCCACGAAAACACCCTTGGCGACCTGCTCGACATACCGCCGCTTGCGAGCATAAATGGACTCCGTCTTACCGTCATCCGCCGTTGTGATCATCGTGATCAGAGGCTGCTCACGGGCACCAGTGCCAGTCTCCAAAGCCTCAACCAGATCAGGGGTCTTGTGCACGTGCAGCTCGTCGATGATCGCCCCATGCACGTTCAAACCATGCTGCGCATCCGCCGCAGAAGAGATCACCTTGAAATAGGAGTCGCTCTTAGGGTGGAGGATCAGCCCGGCACGCGGCACGAACCGCCCGCGCAAGTCAGGTGACTTCTCCACCAGCTTCTTCACCGGGCCGAACAGCAGGCCCGCCTGGTCCTTCGTTGACGCCGCTGCAATCACCTGCGCGCCAGGCTCCCCATCCGCGCCAGTCAGGTACACCGCGATACCGCCCGAAAGCGTCGTCTTGCCGTTCTTGCGTGGCACATCCACGTACGCGCTCCGGACCAGGCGCACATAGTGCGTCCCATCATCAGCCGGGACCACCCAGCCGAACACCGGCGCCAGAATGTAGGCGACCTGCCACGCGTCCGGGATCAGCGGTTTCCCCGCCCACTTGCCCTGCGTGTGCCGCAACCGCTTGAACGCCGACAACACCTGATCCACACGCCCCGGATCAAACACCGCATCCTTGACCGCCGAACCATCCGGCGTCGCGTGCAACGGCGCATACTCAGGGAGGTCATACCCACGAGAGAGCGTGTACCAGGCGACCTCACGGGAAAGCTTCAAACGCTTCAACACCGACGGCGAGGGAAGCGTCACCTCATCTGCCTCATCCTCTACGTCAAGAGGCTCAGCAGTCGCAGTCTCAGAACGGGTTGCCATCACCACCGTTGGTACCCCCGTCATCCCCAGCGAGGTCCTGTTCAGAAGACGGAGTCAAACCGAACTCCTTCGCCAACGCCTGGACACGGGACCCCGCATTCCGCCGAACAGCCACAGCAGGGTGAGGAATCGTCCCCTGCTTAGCATCAATGAACAGCGAGCCCGCATCCTCAAGGGCGCGAGTGGCGGTCTGAAACTCCGCCACATGCTCGCAATACGCCGCCAACGTCGAAGCATCCTCAGGCTTCAACACCCTGTGCCGAACCAGGCCAGGCACCACCCGATCCCACTCATCGGCAGCCAGGGGAGTCAGCCAGTCAGGGCGATCCGGGGCAGCACGATCAAAACTCGGGCCCTCCTTGACCTCACGGCCACCAGAATCACGCCCATGCCCACGGCCCTCCACCAGTCGCAACGCGGCAGGCTTTTTCGCCGGTCCCCGTGCTCCCATAGCGGACCCCCTGTCTCAAAATGTGAGATTTCGTGCGGAAAGGGACGGCGGCGCGCCCGTCCGTGAATTTTTCTGTTTCGAGGACCCCCCTACCCCTTGGCGTCAGGCCTGGGGGCGGGGTGCCGATCGCGTTTTGCGTTGATTGCGTGCACGGCGTGCGTGAGCGGTTTTGATCTTGTGGCAGTTGGTGCAGAGCAGCCAGCCGTTGCTTGGGTCGAGTGGTGATCCCCCGTCGGAGATCTCGATGATGTGGTCGTATTCGAGGGTTTCGACGTTGGTTTCACCGCAGACTTGGCATCTCGGGTCGCGTGCGAGTGCTTGGTCTCGGAGTGTTTGGCGTTGTCGTCCGGTGAGCGTGGTGCTGTTGGCGGACTTGTTCGCCCAGGCTTTGCGTTGGTGTTGGTCGCATCGGCCTTGGTTGGTGGCGAGGTTGCCGCATGGGCAGCGTGTGGGGATGCGGTTGGGCATGACGTTGGTCCTTGGTGGTGTGGCGCGGGGCAGTGACCCTTGTGGTGTTGTGGGTTTGCCCCGCGCTGTTCCCTCACCCGAAGGAGGTGTGTGTTTGACCGCACGGAAAAGGCCCGAGATCGCTTGGATCATCGGGCCTTGTTTTGGGTGTGGTTCATCCCCACCGCGTCAGACATTACACGAATGGGAGGGGGCGCGCAATGTGGGTGGGG